TAAAAGTATCTGTAAACATCGTTCCATGTATACAGATACTTTTACGTCAATGTGTATCATGGGTACTAATAAACCAGTTAAGATTACAGATGCACAATCGGGTATTATTAGACGATTAATCGATGTTGTTCCTAAAGGAACGAAAATACCAACTCACAAGTATGAAGCATTATATTCCAGAATAAATTTTGAATTAGGAGGGATTGCACAGCACTGTTTAGATGTATATAGAAAGTTAGGTAAAAATTATTATGCAAATTATGAGCCAGTTAGAATGATGCAGAAAACTGATGTATTCTTTAACTTTATGAGAGAATATTATATTGAGTATTCTCAATTAGGCGAAGTTACATTAAAGAAAGCATGGGAAGATTATAAATCTTATTGCGCCGAAACGAGCATCAAGTACGATATGCCTCAGTATAAGTTTAGAGAAGAATTGAAAGAATACTTTGAAACATATGACGAATATACTAAGGATTCAAATGGTAACTGGGTTAGAAAGTTGTATAGAGGCCTAAAGAAAGAAAAGATCTATTTAGATGAAAAACAACAGAAGAGAGTAAAAGAGAAACCTTTATCGTTAGTACTAGATTGCAAAGAGTCATTGCTGGATAAGATGCTAGCAGATTGCCCGGCACAGTATGCTAAAGAAGATGGCACACCAGTGACTACATGGAGTTCTAATCGTTATATTCTTAGCGATTTGGATACACATGAACTTCATTATGTGAAGCCACCAGTTAATCATATTGTTATTGATTTTGATCTTAAGAACGAGAAGGGTGAAAAAGACTTCCTGTTAAATGCGGAAGCTGCTAGTAAGTGGCCACCGACATATGCAGAATTGTCTAAGGGCGGACAAGGAATACATCTTCATTATATTTATCAAGGAGACCCTGAACAGTTAGCGGGTATCTATGATACAAATATTGAGATTAAAGTATTCAAAGGAAAGTCTGCACTTCGAAGGAAGTTAACAAGATGTAACAATATTCCTGTTGCTCCTATCTCTTCTGGTTTGCCTATTGTAGAAAAGGGTGATAAAGTGGTAGATTTCACAGTATTGAAGAATGAGGCAGCTCTTGATACTTATATTAAGAAATGTCTCAAGAAAGAATATGAGCCGCATGCCACCAAACCAATGCTCGATTATATTTATGATGCACTTGAGAAAGCATATCAGTCTGGTATGGATTACGATATGAGTAAATGGTATTCAGATGTAATGTGCTTTGCTACTAATAGTACACATAATAAAGATTATTGTGTTAAGAAAGTAATAAAGATGAAGTGGAAATCGAAATCAGCAGAAGAAGATAACGTTCCACCGTCTAAAGAGAAGTATGAAGATGAAAGGATTGTATTCTTTGATATTGAAGTATTTCCCAATTTGTTACTTATTGTTTGGAAGTTTGACGGCTCCGATAAACATAATATTATGATTAATCCGACGCAAGAAGAAGTCCGTAGAATCATGAAAATGAAACTTATAGGATTCAATTGTCGACGATATGATAATCATATTGTGTATGCGTCTTCTCTTGGGTTTAGTAATATAGAATTATATAATCTGAGTAAGACCATTATCAAAGAACAGAAAGGTTTTATAGCGGCTGCTTATAATTTATCGCATGCTGATATTTATGATTTTTCTACAAAGAAGCAATCGTTGAAGAAATTTGAGATAGAATTAGGTATTCATCACCAAGAATTGCCTTTGGATTGGAACAAACCGGTCCCTGAGGATAAAATAGATTTGGTAGTTGAATATTGCTGCAATGACGTAGATGCAACTGAAGCGACTTTTCATGCCAAATTTGAAGATGAAGATTGGTCTTGTGAAGAAGATTATCATGCGCGATGTATTATGGCGGAATTATCAGGCAAAACTCCAAATGATACAACCCGTATTTGTGCTGAACAGTTTATGTTTGGTGATGACAGAAATCCTCAAAGTCAATTTGTTTATACAGATTTATCTACAATGTTTCCTGGTTATAAATATGACTTTGGAATTAGCACCTATATGGGTGAAACAATTGGAGAAGGTGGCTATGTATATGCAGAGCCTGGAGCGTATGGTAATGTGCCAGTAAAAGATGTAGCATCTATGCATCCGCATAGTATGATTGCTCTCAATATATTTGGCAAGTATACTCCTAGATTAAAAGAACTTGTAGAAGCAAGAATAGCTGTAAAGCATCAAGATAAGACTTCTGCTAAGAAATTATTAGACGGTGTTCTTATTCCTTATATGAAAGATAAGGCATCGTGCAAATCGCTTGCTTATGCTCTAAAGATTGTTATAAATTCTATATACGGTCTTACAGCGGCATCGTTCCTCAATCGCTTCCGAGATCCGAGGAACATCGATAATATTGTAGCTAAACGAGGCGCTCTCTTTATGTGTACACTTAAACATGAAGTACAGAATCGTGGTTATAAAGTTATACATATTAAGACGGATTCAATCAAGATTGCCGATCCAGATGAAGAGATTCTGAAGTTTGTAGATGACTTTGGCCAAAAGTATGGATATACATTTGAGATTGAGGAAGAATTTGAGCGAATCGTATTGGTAAACAATGCGGTTTATGTCGGTAAGACAAAAGAAGGAAAATGGACTGCTACAGGAACGGAGTTCATTCACCCATATGTCTTTAAGATGCTGTTTAGTAAAGAACCTATTATATTTAGTGATCTTTGCGAGACTAAGCAAGTCCAAACTGAAATCTATCTTGATTTTAATGAACCAAATCCAGAAGGTCATTTGTATCACTTTGTTGGTAAAGTTGGATCGTTCGTACCAGTTAAACCAGGAGCAGGTGGTGGATTACTCATGCGTAAAGTAAATCCAGATGAAGATATCGAAGTTGATGTTGAATTGACAACGGAATACAAGATGTCGGCAGTAACAGGCTCTAAAGGTTATAGATGGAAAGAAGCAGAACTCATCAAAGATGATTATGAATCTCAGATCGATAAAACCTACTATGACACATTGGTTACAGATGCCAAGAATCATATTTCAGAATTCTGTGATTACGAGTTATTCGTATCAGAGGATACATTTATTTCAAATAATGTGGTATATTCAAATAAAAAACTTAATGATGATGTACCATGGGATGTTTAAGGAGGATTATATATGAACATTCAAGTTATGAGACCGTACAATGGCGGAAAAGACATTTTTATGATCAAAGATGCTAAGCTTAAGTTTAAGAACTTCAGTGGTAAGCAGGGAAAGAATCCGAATGGCAGCAGAACAGTAAATGTTGTTGTAGATGAACAGGATAAGAATCTTCTTGAGGATAAAGGTTACACTGTAAACACATGGCTCAATCCTAGAACAAATGAATATGAATATACTGTTCGTCTTAACATTAAGATGCTTCCTGGAAATATGGCTAAGATCCGTCAGAGAGTAGGAAATAGTCCTGACTTCGTATATTTGGATGAAGTTAGTATTGATGGTCTCGATGGTTGTGTGATCTCTCATTCTGATGTAGCTTGGAGCTATGGTATTAATAGAAATACTGGTAAGCCAGTTGCTTATCTTAATGAGATGGATGTAGTAATCGTTCCGTCTATCTTTGCTCCGGATTCTAGCGATTATTATATTGAATCTAATGATTAAACTTGACGAAGGTCAATTGACTGCGATAAATAAGCTGAGAACTGGCTCCATCTTATGTGGTGGGGTCGGTTCCGGCAAATCGCGTACATCTTTGGCTTATTATTTTTTGAAACAAGGTGGAAGTTTAGATCCTTATATTCCTATGGATCTCTATAAAGCAAAAGATTTGTATATTATTACAACAGCTAGAAAAAGAGATACACTAGAGTGGGAAGATGAAATAAAACCCTTTAAATTTAGTAAGCCGGATGACAAAGACAGAACTTATATTTGTAATTACTATGTTGACTCTTGGAATAATATTAAAAAGTATAGAGATGTAAAAGATGCATTCTTTATATTTGATGAGCAAAGAGTCGTAGGCAATGGAATCTGGTCAAGATCGTTTTTACATATAGCAAAGAACAACGATTGGATTTTGTTAAGTGCAACACCAGGAGATTGTTGGTCTGATTATATTCCTGTGTTCATAGCTAATGGCTTTTATAAGAACAAAACAGACTTTCAGCAACAGCATATTATTTACAAACCATTTAGAACTTATCCAGTAATTGACAGATATGTAAACACAAGAAAGCTTGAGTATTTTAAATCACAAATATTAGTTGATATAGATTATCAAAGTCCGGCAGAAGAAATTTACATCGATGTACCAGTTGACTTTGATAAACCATTATATTTGAGTATTGTAAACACAAGAATGAATCCCTTTACATCTTTACCATTGCAAAATGCGAGTGACTATTGTGCATTGTTAAGAAAAATAGTTAATAGCGATCCTAGTAGAGTAAACGTAATTTTAAACTTACTTACTAGACACGATAAAGTAATTATATTTTATAACTTTGACTACGAACTTGAGATCTTACATAATGCATTAACAAAACATGGTTATCATTATTCAGAATGGAATGGTCATAAACATGAACCAATATTAAACGAAGACAAATGGGTTTATTTAATTCAGTATTCTGCTGGTTCAGAAGGATGGAACTGTATTGAAACTAATGTAATTATATTCTTTTCGCAAACGTATTCATACAAACAAATGGTACAATCTGCAGGAAGAATAAACAGACGCAATACACCATTTAAACAATTATATTTGTATAAGCTAAAATCTCAAGCACCAATTGATAAAGCAATTAGTTGGTCATTAAAACATAAAAAAGATTTCAATGCCCGGACATTCGCGTCGTAATCTAGCTATATTATAGAAGAGGAGAGGCATAGATAATGTCTGGGCCTTATATTTTTTTAGGAGGTATAAAAATGGAGACCATAAAAATTGATTTTAAAAGAGCGCCTATACTTTCGTATAGAGTAGTATCTTCTGACAACCGTACTCTTGGAGTATTTGATTCTCGTGAAGAAGCAGTTAAGTTTGGAGCAACGTGTAATGAATCTGTAAAAATTCAAAAATTTGAAAAGTGGGTAAGAATTAATGTCTGAAGCCACATTCAGGACTAAGTTTTTAAAAGATGTAAAAGATTTAAGTCCTGATATTATTATTGAATTTGCAGATCCACAACGTCGCAATGGTATTCCTGATGTTATTATATTTTATAAGAAAAAGTTTGCAAGAATAGAAACTAAAAAATCTAAGAATGCAAGTAAACGTTTACATCAGCAATATTATATTGATTACTTTAACAGCCAAGGAATCTACGCAGCATTTCTTACACCAGAAAACAAGGAGGAAGTGTTCAATGCCCTTAGAAGATATTTCAAAATATGAAGGAACACATGCGTTCTTATCACCGTCGCAACCAGCATGGCTTAGATATACAGATAGTCATTTGTTGGAAATGTTTAGGCAAGTTAGAGCCACAGAAATGGGCACTCGTTTGCATGCCTGGGCAGAAGAGACTATTAATCTTGGTATAGAACAAAAAAATAGAACCATACTAGGACAATACGTTAATGATGCACTAGGATATCGCATGGAACCAGAAAAATTATTATTCCATTCGAAGTATTGTTATGGCACAGCAGATACAATTATATTTAATCACCGTAAAAGAACATTACGCATACATGATTTAAAGACCGGGGTAACAAAACCACATGCGGATCAATTAAAAGTATATGCAGCATTATGGTGTTTAAGTAATGCGATCGAACCATCAACAATTACTATTATTTGCAGATTTTATCATAAAGTTGAAGGTATTATTGAATTCTCACCTTCAGCAGAAGAGATTAAAGACATTATGAATATTATATTACATCATGAGAAAATGTTAGAACAAGAAGATGGAGGTGGCTTAATAGTATGAGTGGCATTAAAGATTTCATCAATTATATTATTTATGGCGAAGAATTAATGCATTATGGTAAGGGTCATCTCGACGGGGGTCATTCCGGAAGATACCCGTGGGGTTCTGGTAAAAACCCAGAGCAAAGATCTAATAGTTTTCTCAAGTATATTAATGAACAAAGAGAAAAAGGTCTTAATCTGCAAGAAATAGCAGAAGGAATGGGTAAATCAGAAAATAGAAAAATAACACAAACAGAATTGAAACAACGTATTTCTATTGCAAAAATGTATGAAAGAAAAGCTATTAGAGATAAAATTATATCTTTAAAAGCTGAAGGAAAAGGTGCTACAGAAATAGGTAGAATCTTAGGATTGAGAGAATCAAGCGTAAGATCATATTTGGATGATAAATTGGATGCTAATTCTGAAAAGACAAGAAATACAGCAACCGCAATAGAAAATACATTAAAGAAAGCAAAGCAGCCCATTGATGTTGGTAAAGGGGCCGAATTATATTTAGGCGTTACTAGAACAAAAATGGATACCGCTTTACAGTTATTAAGATCACAAGGATATCATGTATATAAAGTAGATGTGGATCAATTGCAATCACCGGGACATAAGACCCATATGCAAATATTAGCCCCTAAAGAAATGACATGGACCGAGGCTAAAGATTTAGCATATAAAGGAAAAATATCATTATGTGATTCAGCATTTCATACTGAAGATAATGGTAAAACGTTCTTTGGTATAGAAAAGCCGGCATCAATATCTTCGGATCGAGTGTTTATTAACTATGGAGAGACCGGGGGTAAAGAAAAAGATGGCATGGTCGAATTAAGACGAGGAGTGCCTGATTTATCATTAGGTGAATCAAAATATTGTCAAGTAAGAATTGCTGTTGATGGCGATAAATATATGAAGGGTATGGCTATTTATTCTGACAATGTACCAAAAGGATATGATGTTATCTATAATACAAATAAGCCATATGGTACACCAAAAGAAAAAGTATTTAAGTCTATGAAAGATGACCCGGATAATCCATTTGGAGCCGTAATTAAAGCAAATGGCCAGTCTCATTATATTGATGCCGATGGAAAAACAAAACTATCAGCAATAAATAAAATAAAAGATGAGGGCGATTGGGAAAAACAAGGTAGAAACTTAGCAGCCCAGTTCTTGTCTAAACAAAGTGTTGGTTTGGCTAAACAACAATTAGATTTGGATTTAAATATGCGAAAAGATGACTATAAAGAAATCATGTCGTATAATAATCCTAGTGTAAAAAAGAAATTGTTGCAAACATTTGCTGATAATTGTGATTCTGCTGCTAATGAATTAAAGGCCGCCGCTTTGCCACGTCAGGCTTGGTATGCAATATTACCCGTGCCTTCTTTAAAAGACGGGGAAATATATGCACCAAGATATAAAGATGGTGAAACCGTTGTTCTTATTAGATATCCACATGGTGGTACATTTGAAATACCAGAGTTAAAAGTAAATAATAACAACAAAGAAGGAAAACGTTTGTTAGGTGGAGATGCTTTTGATGCTGTAGGAATTAATTTCAAGACCGCACAACAATTATCAGGAGCAGATTTTGATGGTGATACCGTTCTTGTTATACCAAATAATGATAAGAAAATAAGATCCACAAAACCCCTGAAGGCTCTTGAAAATTTTGACCCCTCGGAAGCTTACCCCGGGTACCCAGGTATGAAAGTATGTTCTGAACAAAATAAACAAAAAATGATGGGTGTAATATCAAATTTGATTACGGATATGACAATTAAAGGCGCCGTATCAAACGAAGATGAATTAGCTCGCGCAGTAAAACATTCTATGGTTGTTATTGATTGTGTTAAGCATGAATTAGATTACAAAAAATCATATGAAGAAAATGGAATATCAGAATTAATAAGAAAATATCAAATGAATCCAACAACAGGACATGCGGGTGGTGCTTCCACAATAATATCCAGGGCTAGTTCAGAAATAAGGGTGGATGAAAGAAAAGAACGGGGTATCGATCCTGAAACGGGGGCTATAAAATATGTTCCGACCTATCGTGAATATAAAGATCCCAAAACAGGAAAAATAGTAGTAGCAAAAGAAAAAACAACAAAAATGGATATCGCAAAGAATGCATACGAGCTTACTTCTGGTTATCCAGGCACTACTACAAAGATGGAGTCTATATATGCTGATTATGCTAATCAATTAAAAGCGATGGCAAATGAAGCAAGATTACAATCACTAAATATAGAAGCCAAACCATATTCCCCATCAGCAGCCCGGGTTTATAGTAGAGAAGTAAATAGTCTTAAAGAGAAACTCAATGCTTCTGAATCTAATGCACCAAGAGAACGTATGGCACAAGTGTATGCAAATGCCGTGTATCGTTCTAAAAAGCTGGATAATCCTAACATGTCTGAAGAAGACAAGAAGAAAGTGAAACAACAAGCGTTAGCAACAGGAAGAGTTCGTTACAAAGCAAAGAAAGCAAAGGTTGATATTACAGAATTGGAATGGAATGCTATACAATCTGGCGCTATTGCTCCTACTATGGTAGATCGAATTCTCAATAATGCTGATTTAGATCAAGTTAGACAGTATGCATTACCTAAATCAAAGTCCAATACAGGTTTATCTCCTGCTAAACAAGCTCGAATTTTAGCATTATTAAACAATGGGTATACAATTGCAGATGTTGCAGCACAATTCGGTGTTTCTACATCTACGATTAGTAGAGTTAAAGCAGAAAGTAGAGGTGATTCGTAATGGATAATCCCCATGATTGCATGTTAAGCACCATAGACAATCCTTTTGACCCCTATGACGAATCCCAATACGCAGACTGGAAGCGTTTTGATGAGGACCACGGTTATTATAGTGAGTCTTTATTAGCTAGGGTTTGTATTTCTTCAGAAGCTATTAGTGATGAAGACAATTCTATTGCTATAGAACAAGCTATTGATTCTATAGTTGCACTTAACTTTAGTGGTAAACACATTAAATTACTTCCTCCTAATAAGCGTTAATGTTTGCATAGTTGTTTTGTTTGTCACATTATTGTTTTGTATTGTTTAACTTTTGTTTTAGTTGTTGTTTTAGTTTAACTTTTGTTTTAGTTTTCATTTAACTTTAACTTTTGTTTTAGTTTTTAATTGTTGTTTGTGTTAATGTAAGCATCATAGGCGAACGTAACTGCATGAACAATAATTTTTCCGCCCCCTCGAAACAAATTTAGGGGGTACGTGGGAGGGG